ATGATCATTATGCAGATCCAACCGGCGGATATAGAGAAAAAGCTAGACAATATTTAAAATCGTATGGTTATGAACTTGTTGTTGGTAACATATCTCCTGATAAGGATAGACCTTATGAAGATTGGTTTGTCCATCCAGATATTATAAATATTAATGAGTTTAGCATTTTAAAGAATAACGATGATTCTACAAAAATGGCTGAAGATTATATGATGGGCAGAACTAATAATGGCGAAGCAGCTTAAAAACTTTCCAACAGTATATTATCTTTCTTTAAAAGATTCCTTAGAGAGGCAGCGCGATTTAGAATCGCAGCTGTCCTCAAGAGGAGTAAATTTTTGTATGATTGAAGGATACGATGGAAGAACCGTTGATATCCGAGAACAATTAGATATAACAAGTCCACACTTAAGTCCTATAGGTATTTCTTCTGAAGTACTATCTGTTGCAGTATCCCATTTACATATGATATACCGTTGGTATACAGAGACCGATGAAGAAATTGGTTTCTTTTGCGAAGATGATATTAATTTTTCTCTAGCCGATTATTGGAACTTTGATTTCAGTGAATTTATCGAACCGTTGCCGCAAGATTGGCAGGTTATTCAAATGTCACTAATTAAAGAAGATCCAGTTAATTGGAGTGACATGAGAATAAGAAGAAAAAGGTGGAATGATTGGTCGTGTTGTGCATATTTAATGCGACGAGAATATGCAAAGGAAATACTGGATGACTTCTACGATGTAGAAACAAATTCTTTCAACCTAAAAATAAAAGAGACAAGACACATTCCTTTACCTGAGAATGTAATATATCCTTATAACTATAAAAAATGCTACGTGTTTCCGTTCTTTACAGAAAATAGAGTACATGATTCCACTCTTATAAGACAGGACAACAAGGATAGTATAGACACAATCCAAAATCAGAGTAGTAAATTTATAACTGATTGGTGGAAAGAAAACGGAAATAATATTAATATAAAGGAGTTGGTGAATATGGTAGATAAAATCCCAGTCATAGGTGCACCAGTTGTAAATAGCACTTATTGGATTTCAAGACTTATTATGAGTGTTGACTATCCTGTAGAAAACTTTGTCATTATAAACAATAATGGCAGGGGTGAATTAGATGAAGAGCTCAACCGTTTGGTTAAAATGGATCATAAGTTTATTGATAATATTAAAGTAGTTCACATGCCTGCAAATGTAGGGTGCGCAGGTGCTTGGAACCTTATTATTAAATGTTACATGTTAGCTCCTTATTGGATTATTGCAAACGACGATGTCGCATTTGGCCCTGGTCTTTTAGGCGAAATGGTTGAAAGAATAAACGGCGATCCAATGGTCGGCATGATACATCCAAATGCTGGAGACTTTAATGTTGGCGCGTGGGATCTTTTCCTTATTCGAGAAAACGTTGTAAAGGTATTTGGGTTGTTTGATGAAAACACGTACCCCGCATATTGTGAAGATGCCGATTATATTATGCGAATGTCGCATCGTCCTATTCGAAAGATTGTTGGCCTAGAGAATAAATATATGCATGGACACGGTGATAGTACAATGTATTATGAAACCGGTAGTCAAACAGAGAAAAACGAAAATGGCCTAAAAGAAAAGCTTGACCACTCAAATGAGTTAAATATTGATTATTTAACACGTAAATGGGGTATCGGTTGGAGAAAGTTGTCTCCTAATAAAGAAGTATTTGAAGGTGAAGAAACACCAATCTCAGCAACAACATACGATTTAGATTTCGTTAGACAAAAACACATGGGTTTTTAATATGAAAAATTGGCTTATTACAGAAGAAGAAATTACAGAAGAAGAAATTATAGAAGTTCAAGATGAAGAAATTACTCATCATGACGATTCTTCTGTATACGCGGTTAACCCCAATCTACAAGAAAACAAAAGAGCATTCATAATTGATAATTTTTATGCGGATCCTTATGCGATGCGAGAATTTGCGCTTCAACAAGAATACTTTGATGATGACGGGTATATCGGTAAAAGAACAAGAACACAACACCTTTTTCCAGGACTAAAGGAAACATTTGAAAGTATCATTGGCGAAAGAATTAGCGAATGGGAAACATATGGTATGAACGGAAGGTTTCAACACAACCACGCCGGTGAAAAATTAGTATATCACTGTGACCAACAAAAATGGGCAGCTATGATATACCTAACTCCAGATGCCCCACCACAAACTGGTACAAGTACCTATATGCATAGAGAAACTAAAATCCATCATAATTCTCAAATTAATTGGGACGATGGGACTGGCCATAAAGTATTTCCTGGAGATACATTTTTAGATAAGACTCCATACGATACGGTAGATTCTTTTGGTAATATTTTTAACAGATTAGTTATATTTGAAGGTGGATCAATACATGCTGCTTCTGAATATTTTGGTAGCAATATACATGATTGTAGAATGTGGCAAATGTTTTTCTTTGATGGCGAAGTTTCAAATATGCATTTAGGAGATTGATAATGAAAGTAGTTTTAGTTACAGGCGGATTTGACCCGATTCATTCTGGTCATATAGCATATTTTAATGAAGCGAAAAAGTTAGGGGACGTGCTAGTTGTTGGGGTAAATAGCAACGAATGGCTGACTCGTAAAAAAGGCCAACCGTTTATGGATATTAACGAAAGAGTTGAGATTGTAAAAAATCTTTCTGTCGTTGACTCTGTAATGGTATTCGACGATAGCGATGGTGGTGCATCTCAGGCAATTCATAATTGTTTAAATATGTATCCAAACGCTGAAATTATCTTTGCGAACGGTGGAGATAGAACAGATAATAACATTCCAGAAATGAAAATTAAAGATAAGAGATTATCATTTGTTTTCGGAGTAGGTGGAATTCACAAGATGAATTCCAGCAGTAAAATACTTACTGAGTGGAAAACACCAAAAACAGAAAGAAAATGGGGATATTATCGCGTACTTCATTCTGATGGCCCATCCACTAAAGTAAAAGAACTTGTTGTTGCGCCTGGAAGATCGCTTAGTTTGCAGAAACACGAAACAAGAAGTGAATATTGGATTGTAAGTTACGGAGAAGCAACCGTAAATCATGGCGATGATCTAGATAATATACAGACATCAGTACTTAAAAAGCATGGGGAAATATACATTCCGGTCCATACATGGCATCAATTGATAAATAATACAAATGATGAAGTTAGGATAGTTGAAATACAGTACGGTAGTAATTGCATTGAAGAAGATATAGAACGCGTCTAATACCATGGCTCCTAGAATATATAATTCTATTATACTCATTGTTGAAGAAATGTCAATGGAAAAATGGTACCTGCATTGAATTAAATTATTGTAATCTAGTACCACAACTCCCAGAATAGATAATTCTATTATATCTATTATTTGAAAAATGTCAATAGAAAAATGACAATAGCTCTTTTTTTATAAATATAAACAAAAATAGGTTAACTCACATGGCATTACCAACAACACGCGAAGAGTTTAAAGATTACGTACTTCGTAAAATAGGTTCTCCGGTCATTCAAATAAATGTTTCCGAAGAACAAATTGAAGACCGTATTGACGAAGCTATATCTTTTTGGAGAGATTATCATTATGATGGAAGTCAAATGGTTTATCTTAAGCACGAGCTCACCCAAGCTGAAATAGATCAAGGTTATGTCACAGTACCGGAAAATATGCTCGGTGTTACTCGAATATTTGACTTGAGCTCATCTGTGTCAACGGGTACTGGCATTTTTAATGTGCAATACCAATTCGTTTTAAATAACCTCAGTGATATTACAGGATATAGTATACAAAACTATTATATGTCAATGTCTCATCTGCAATTTCTTCAGGAAATTTTAGTAGGAAAACCTTTAGTACGATATAACCGCCATGTAAATCGCCTTTATATTGATGGTAAGAAAAATATAATGGTCGCAGGATCGCATATTATCATCGAAGGATATGACATCATAAGTGGTGAAACATATGCTGATGTTTGGCAAGATCGCTTTCTTCAAAATTACACTTCAGCTCTAGTAAGAGAACAATGGGGATTTAATTTAACGAAGTTTACAAACATGCAACTTGTAGGTGGTGTACAGTTTAACGGTGAGCAAATATTAAGCGAAGCTAAAACAGATCGAAAAGAGATGGAAGAAAACGCCATTAATTCCCTGCAACCGCTTACCTATAATTTTGTGGGTTAATACATGGCTACTAACGCATATTTTAATAATTATGATTATTCAAACGAACAGACTCTCATTGATGACCTGGTGATCGAGTCTATTCAGATTTATGGGATAGACACGTATTATCTTACTCGTAGTTTGCAGGCTGTAGACAATATATTAAATGAAGATGATCTTTCGATCTTTAATACTTCATATGAAATGGAAATGTATGTTAAGAGTGTTGATGGATTTCAAGGTGAAGGCGACTTCCTTAGTAGGTTTGGTTTACAAATTCGTGACCAAGTTACATTTACTGTTGCGATGCGAACATTTGAGAAAAATGTAACTAACATAATCCCTACTATTTTAAGACCAAAGGAAGGAGAACTAGTATACTTTCCAATGGTTAACAAGTTCTTTAAAATTACTCACGTTGAACATGAGAGCGTCTTCTATCAGAGTGGTGCTTTACAAGTGTTCGACCTTCAGTGCGAATTGTTTGAATATTCCAATGAAAGATTCCAAACTGGTGTATCGGATATAGATACATTTTTTGATAATTATAAAACAACTGCTGTTACTTCGCTCACTGCATTAAAAACAAAAGATCCTATTGCAAATAATATAGACTTTGAAGATGCTGGTGATGATATAATAGATTTCACAGAGATAGATCCGTTTAGCGAAACTATCACAAACCCAACAGATGCTGGATAAGATATATGACATATAAAGTAAAAGGTACCGTAGTTGTAGATGCATCCGGTAATATTAACCCGGGTGACAAAACAAAGTTTGTTGTAAATGACTATTTAGAATTTGCGGATAACCATGCGCAGGGTACTGTAAGTGGTTATTCGTCTGGTGGCATGCTTCCAGCTTCTACTGTTATTGACAAGTTTCCTTTTGCATCTGACGGAAATGCAACAGATGTTGGTGATCTAACACAAGCAAGATATGCTGCAGCAGGTCAGTCAAGTACTGTATCCGGGTATACTTCAGGCGGGGCCATTGCAGCAAATACATTGCAGAATACAATTGATAAGTTTGCATTTGCTTCTGATGCAAATGCAACAGATGTTGGTGATCTAACACAGGTTCGTTATTATACGGCTGGTCAATCAAGCGACGCGTCTGGTTATACTTCAGGCGGGCGAACCAATCCAACCGGCGCCATGACGCTTACAAATGTTATCGACAAGTTCCCTTTTGCGGCTGACGGTAATGCAACTGATGTTGGTGATTTAACACAAGGTAGATATTCCCCGGCTGGCCAATCAAGCGTAGTATCCGGATATTCTTCA